TGATTGATTCTTTACCGGCATCAAAGAACGGCTGGTGTCTGTCGATAGCCGATTGTATCTGCGCGTTCCAATACCTTGCGTCAAACTTTTGTATGCCCGGGGTTTCGTTCGTATCGTCCATCATATCTTGGCTCGCCTTCGATCTCGCTTAACTTGCTTGATTAGCTGTGCTAACTCTATCCTACCGCCCCGCATTGGCTCCACCTCTTTCTTGTACGTCGGCTCCAGTATCCGTGCTTTACAGAGGTATCGTACAGCGTCCGCGCCGTGATCATTGCCCGTGCTGTCCAAGTCCTCCGGCTTTCTCGGATCGTACTGTAACGACGGTATGCTGTCTATTAGATACGGACAAGTCGAAAAAAAGTATAGCATCGCAGGTTTTGCCATGAGCCGTTGGCGTATCTGTGACCACCCGGAAAGCCTATCCTTATCCGCTGGTTGTAGCGGAGGATGCTTGTACTCGCTTAACACCTTGTTCATCTGCTCGCCGATTGATATACCGCCCTGATCATTAAAGATCGCCGTATCCGCCGCGGTAAACACTTGCTCCCGCCCGGATAGTTCAGCGATGCGCCGCGCCTGTTCCGTGTTCTCAACCTGCTTACCCCACAACTCCCGGTAAATGATGATAGCACCTTTCGGGTACGGCACCTCGTTTCCAGCGTCATCCTTGCCCGATGATACAGCGCCCCACACCGCACAAAACGGCGAACGAAACCCCCAGTCGTAGCCGAGATAACGATTCCAATGCTTCGGTACGGCAAACGGCTTGACGATATGCCGTTGACCAAACTCGGGAAAGTAACTGCCTTCGTGTATCTCAAAATCGCCCTCGAGCCACGCGCGCACCAGCTCCGGTGAACCGACTAGGTGGAGGCGGTCGATGTACCCCGGATCTTTTTCGAGTAGCTTCTTGTTGTCCTGGATGCGACTGGGGATGTAAACATACGGCACTTGTGTTCCCGTCGGTAGTTTCATCTTCAGCACTTCCATGCCCTTTGGCGCTTGCTTGATAAACATCTCTTTTAGCCAATGATGTCCACTCCCCCCAGGGTTGAACGTGAGTGTTAAGTTCGGCGTCTTGCTACCGCGCAAACATCCGAATATTTTCATTATTGGCGATGGATCGGGATAGTTGCCCGCCTCTTCTACCGCCGCGTCCGTCAAGTTCTGCCCCTGATACTTCTGCGCGTCGTCATCATTGAATAGCGGTCGAAACCGTATGCGCGCACCGCTGGGAAAAGTAAACTGGTTCTTCATGCCGTTATAACCAGCGCCTAGCGGCATGTATATCTCTTTTGCGCGCTCGATTAAGTCATCCGCCTGTGGCAACTCTTTCCGAAAAAACACCATATTGCGCTTACCGTCTTCACAAGCGCGGATGCCAAACCGCCCCAGCACTGCGTCCGTTTTACCACCGCCCCGAGCGCCGCCGAACCCGATGAACGGTAATGGGCACTCGACGTATGCTTGTTGCGCTCCCGGTTGAGGCGCCCACACGACTTGTTGCTTCATATTAAAACGCTAACACCTGTTGCTTCATTCGCTTAACTATTACATCGCAATACTCTTTTGACTGCTCAATACCAATGCAACGGCGATTCATATCTTTCGCCGCCCGCAAGGTTGTGCCACTACCCGCAAACGGATCAAGGATCAAATCAGCTTCCTTTGTTAACTCAATGCACCACTTCATAAGTTCAACCGGTTTCTCAGTCGGATGCGCACCAAACTTACGTCTATTATGTAAATGTATAGAAAAATCAAATACCTTTGTGCGTTTAATGTTTGTCCATGCAACTTCTGCGGATGCAAAATTATCAACCGTCTGATGTTTACTCCAAACCAAGAAATGTTCGGTTCGAGGAAGTTCCAAATAGTTCATTCCCCAAATGATACAGCAAGTACCTTTGTTCAATAGCAAATCTAATACATTCCTCTCTGGCGCAACATCCCATAAAATACCACTATTTTCAGCACCATAACCTTTGAAGCGAGTATTCCCAAATCCTTTTGAAAACCTTTTAATCCCATACGGCGGATCGGTAAGCACTAGATCAACCTGTGGCAAATGCGGCAATATATCAGCGCAATCGCCGTGATATAGCGTAATATGCTCATCTTCATAATATGGTTGTTGCTTCATCTAATGCCCTGCAAAATATGCGCTATCACATCAACCGTCCACCCATTGCCTAGCATTTTGTAACGTTGCGTATTGCTGACACATGCCGTGTAATTATCTGGTACTGTTTGCAATCGCTCGCACTCAACTGGGGTTAACTTGCGATACATTATTCCCTCATCTATGTCTATTGCAGATGCCACTTGACGGCAAACTGCGGTTTGCGCTTGATTCCGATTCAAACCTCGATAGTCGGATGCGTTCAGGCAATATGCTTTATTGATTACTTTTTGCACGCCGTTTTTTCTGTCGTACTTGGCGCAAAACACTAACTGCCTACGATGCTTGTTAAAATAACTATTTAAGTTGCCGCCTTTGTAATAGTTTGCGTCTAAACAATGCGCCTTGCCTCTATCCACAACATCATCGTTTTCAATAATATCCAACAATACTAATCCCTTGTCCGCTGGTTGTGTGACGTTTGGAATGTTCGTCCAGTAATACCGCTGTCTGTTTTGCGCTGATACCAATGCTGAATTGATTAGTATTGGCTCAACGCCGACATGTTCCGTTATAACGTCCAAATGTTCTCGCTTCATTCGCACGTTTTCTAAGATAAAATACTTCGGCTTGCACTCTCGTAAAATGCGAACAAACTCAAAAAACAGTTGCGAACGTGGATCGTCAAATGCAAGTTGCTTACCTGCAAAACTAAATCCCTGACACGGACTACCTGCCAATAGTAAATCAATTTTCGGCAAACTATCGGCGTTTACTGCTTTGACATCACCTAGTTGTACCGTCTCTGGAAAGTTGTGTTGTGTAACTTGGATTGCGTATTTATCAATCTCACTTGCGTAATACCGATAGTTAGTAATACCAACACGTTGCAATGCTAGTTGCCCGCAACTCATACCATCAAAAAGACTCAATATATTCATCTAGTGCCAACCACGTTCATCGTACTCATACTGCACATCATCATCCAATTTAACAAACAACCCCTTGATCGTTCGGAGCCACTGGCGCACTCGGCTCTTGCGGTTGGTTGACATCGCAACCGCATTATCCGCACACGCCTGATAGTACCCTAGCATGTATAAGTCGCATAGGTCTTGCTTGTGTAGCTTGCTATACCGCTCACTCATGGCGCCGCTGGCGTATAACTGCATCACCGCCTCGGCGGCTAACCGCTTAATCCTCTTGTCCATCGTCCTCCTTCGGTGGTTGTGGTAATGGCATCCAATGAGTAACAAGACTTGGTAATATTGAAATCGTTCCAGCCGCTAAATACCACCTATCATTGTCCCAAAACCCCTCTGAAACGCCTTCTTTCTGCGAATAAAACAGTACAAAAACGTCCTTTGGCGGGTACTCATCTTTTACGCTGATCCAAATCCAAATATCTTTTGCCGCTTTGTACCCTGCAACAAATGCCGCTTTAACCAAATCCTCGGCATCGTGGTTAATAGCCGATATAACTACTTCGTCCTGCTTTGCATATTGCTTCGCCAATTCTTCCGGCGTTTTATTCATCGCTATCATCCTCCGTTATATCAATGGTCTTACCCGTCCACTTCTTCGCCCAGTCGTTGTCCTCGAGCGGCTTCGCGCTGATAACATGCTGTACGTTGACGTCTGTTTCTATGCGCTGGGTTTCAGTCCAACCACACTGCGTTTTCAAATAGAATATAATCGCTGACTTATCGCCGTCCTTGATAAGGTCGAACAATCGTGAAATGACATAATTCTGCGCATCCATCTTCCCGCGGTCGTAATGCTCTTTTGCTAGCTTCAGAAACGTGTCAAACGACATACCCTTGAACGTCGCAATCTCTTTCATCGTAAACCCGCGCCCTGCTAACTCACTGACTTGACGCAGTTCTTTTTCCGACAATGTTCGAGCCGGTCGCCCCGCCTTCCCCTTCGGTTTACTCGTCATCGTTGTTTACCAACTCCGTAATTAACCTGCCAAACTCCTCCCATGACATTCCGCTAGCTATCTTCAACACAACAAAATCCCGCAATAACAAGCGCTTACTATCGTTTTCAAACATCCGATAACCCCGCGGCGTGCGTTGCAACAACTGTGCCATTCTGTACTGCGTAACGCCCAAGCGTTGGCGTATTTTCTTTGCTAGTGTAGCCATACCCCTACTATACTCCAGTATCATAGCAAAACGCAACAAAATAAAAAAAACCGACACAATCGCTAATGTTTTCTGGTTGATTGCCGAATCTAACTATGGTACTTTTGTATCATACTAGAAAGGCAATAACGCCAACGGAGGAACAACGATGCGACAATATAATACAAAAAACTTCATTTACGTTTGCCAAGATGATTGCTGTGCTCACCGCGGATCGTGCAACGAAACCAATTTCAACCAATTCCAAGAGTGCCCACGATGCGGCGAAGAAACCGAACTAATGGAAGAACGCCAATACTCTGACATGATAACTGGCGGTCTGGATTGGGATGTATAACAAGTCGAAACGCCCCTCGGGGCGTCTACCGGTGATGCCGGTACTGATGAGACTAACAAACGGAGGAACAACGAAATGAACAAACAATCGAACACTGAAAAGTTCTTAATTG